TCCCAATTATGTTTTTCCATATCTTTTAATAATTTATTTAATTTTACATTAAAATTATCATCTAATTCAACTTCATCTTCAAATATTAAATTTATATCATTAGGATTTTTACCAAAATGTTCCCATAAATAAAAATGTGATAAGATATTATTCATTTCATAAATATTATAATTATGACTTTTTTCATTTTCTTTTATATCTTTAAGATTAAACATTCTTAATGTTTTTAAATCTTTTTCATAATCGAAATCTTCTACTATCGATTTAAATATATTAAATGTATTAAAATATTCATTTGCCATTTCACGAAATTGTGATAATTGATCTTTATTTCTTTCATCATTTATTACAAATACTGATATTTTTTTACATAATTTTTTATAAAAAAATCCAGAAGATCTTTCCATATTTTCTTTAAATCTTAATATTTTATGTTCTTCAATTTGTCTTGGTTCTTTATAACATAATAATGGATATACAAGATATGAGTTTTTCCGTTTTTCACAAATATGTTTACTATAAAACTTATCTATTTTTCCATCATCCCAGTTAACTTGTTTTTCTAATCCTTCTTTTTTATCCCAATTATCTACTTGATTCCATTCTTTTTCAATATTTTCAATAATATAATCAAAAACTTTATAATTTAAAATAATAGCATGATTAAAAATAATTGATTTGACCTTAATTAAATTATTGTCATATAAATCTCCATTTAATATTTGTCCACCTAAATATAACATTTCAAAATCATTTGGTACATTTATTGGATTTTTTAAATATTGATGAAATACTGCATAATTAAAATCATTATCTTCTTCCATTATCAATATATTTTTGTAATTCATTTTTTTTGCTTTTTTAATACATTTTAAATGAAGTTGTATATTATCTTCTTCATAATTTGTTACCATTACAAACTCAACTGATATATTTAATTTTGCAATTTGAGATGAAATTTTCTTCATTCTCATTTTTGAAGTATGACTTATTAAACAATATATATTATCTATTTTTAAATCTAATATTTTTGATAAGATTGATTCTTTATCTGTTATATTTTCTAATTTTTCTACTCTCATATTATTTTTTACTTCTTTTATTTCAATTTCTTTAACATCATCATATACATCATCATCATCAGAAGATTCTATATATTCAATCGGAGGTGAACATGTTTCATTAATTGTACTATGTAAAGTTAATACATCTTCTTGTTTATCCATTATATTTTCATTAATAATAGTAATAAAATAACTATTAAATACATTTTTAAATTCAATTACTGTATTATAATTATCTAATTTTATTAATAATAAATCACAACCTTCAATATTATATTTTTTAAATACAATTTCTATAATATTTTCACTTCCTAAATCAAAATGATCTAGATTTTTTTTTAATTCTAATATTTTTTTTAATTCTTCATTATTTAGATTAATACTTTTATATCCTACTTCTAAATCTTTTAGTTTCTCATCAATATTAGTTTTATAAAAAATAATCTCCATGGTTTAATTTATTAATATATAAATTAAATCATTTTTAATATTTAATTGAATTTTTATTTTACATTTTATTCAATCCAATTATAATTAATTCTTTTAAATATTCTTTTTGTGTTTTAAGATTAAGATTTTTTAAAATATTATCCATATCTTCTTGATTTAATTTATTATTTTTTAAATCATCTAATATTTTTTTATGTGATTTTTTAGGTGATTTACTTTTTGGAGGTGTTTTTGATTTACTTTTTGGAGGTGTTTTTGATTTACTTTTTTGTTGAATTTCTTCTTCAGAAAAGGTTTGTTCCTTTTCTTCTTCAGAATCAGAATCATTATTTTCTTCATGATTTTCTCCATAATATTGATAATGATCCCCATCAGAAACGGTTCCTCTATAATATAATATAATTGGATCTGAATTTGGAATTATATGACCTAAATTAACAAGTGGTTTATGATTTCTATCAAAAATAATAATAGATCTTTTAAATTTCATTGCTAAAACTGTAATTTCACCTTGACCACCCCATTGGTTATTTTTTCCAATCCATTTAAGATATTGTTTAAAATTTTGTATACTATCTGGGATATTTCTGTTTTCATCATTAATTTCCATTTCTTGAATATAATTTTCTAAAGTCATATCTAATTTTTTTATTTTTATGTTTTTATTTTTTAACATCCATGAAGTCATTTTTTCTCTTAATTCTTTTGCTAATTTGCCTTCTTCTTTTTTTGATAATTTTTTTTTATTAATTTCATAATGTAAAAATCCTACAATGGAATTAAATAAACAATTACCATCTTCCGCTACATTAATAATATTTTCTTGTTTAATGATACCATTTTTAATAATTTTATTATATTCTTTATTAATAATATTAGTTTCTAATTCTGCAAGTTTTTCATTTCTTTCTCTTGATTTATCGGATATAGGAGTAGAAGATGTTATATCAAATATTCTTTCTTTTGCGAAATCAATATGTTTTTGTATTTCTTTTGGAATTTCATCCCATTCCCATTCTACTTTTCCGGCTTTTTCTCCACCATAATTTTCATTATAATGTTTTAGAATTTTTTTTAATGCTTTTCTATATAAAGATAATAACCGTAAACTATGTTCTAACTTTGAATGTTTTTGTAATGGTTTATCAACTTTATCTGCTAAATTTTTCATAGCAGCAATTGCTTTCATTTCAAACTTTTGATATTTTTTTATTAATTTTGTTTCTTTTTTTTTTGCACTATCATACTCCTCTTGATCTTCAATCATTTTTTGTTTTCCCTTTTCTCTTTTACAAACAGAATCATCAACACATTGATTATCTTTACAACATTTTGATGGACAGTCATCTTCTGTTTTACATTCATTTTCATCATAATAATCTCGAGTGACTGGACTTTTTTTTTTCGGGGGTATTTTCATAAACTTTTGAAGTAAATCTTTATTTTTACATACTTTTTTATTTCCCTTTTCACATTTTCCTTTATCACAACAACCTTTACCTTTACATTCTTCATCTTTAGTACAATCTTCTCCTACTTTTTTTCCTTTATTTTTTTTTCCTTTATTTTTTTTTTCTTTTTCTTTTTTTTCCTTTTTCTCTTTATTTTTTCGTATATCTTTTTTGCATATTGGACATTTTTTATTACCAATTTGCCCCCATCTTTTAATACAATCTTTATGAAATATATGACCACATGGTATTTCTTTTTTTTCTTTTTTAGAAATTGATTCAAGACAAATTTTACATTTATTTTCCTTTTCTTTTTTATCTTCCTTTTCTTGTTTTTCTTTTCTTTCCTTTTCTTTTTTATCTTCCTTTTCTTGTTTTTCTTTTCTTTCTTTAGCAGTTGGTAATTTTTTTAATTTTTTCATATCACATTTTTTACGACACATTGGACAATTTAAATTTTTTTCTAATGCTAAATGAATACATTTTTTACAAAATATATGACCACATTCTGTTTGCATTGGATTACTAAGAGGAGGTGTTTTATAACAAATAGGACATTCATCTTCTGGTATTTTTTTTGTTGTTTTTTTGATTGGAGATTTTTTCTTTTTCTTTTTTTTTAATTTTTGTAATTCAGCAATAATAAATTCTAATTGTTCTAAATTAATTTTATATTCATCACATTCAAATTCATCTTTACCTTTTAATATTCTCTTCATTGTTTTTTCAAAAACTGTTTTATTTTTAAATTTTAAAAAACATTCTAAAACTAAATCATTATATTTTTTTTTAATGATATTTTCTAAAAAATCAAATAAATCTCTTTGAGGTTTTTTCATATTTTCTTTATTAATCATTATTATATATATATTATAATACATTATTTATTATAAATAAATTATTTTTTTATTATAATTGATTTTAAAATAATAAATAATTATGTCTATCAAAGATTTAAGTTCGGATAAAGTCATATTGTTATCATTAATAGGAAATTCATTAGAAGTAACATTACAACATCCATTAAATGTATTAAAAAATTATAAACAATCATGTTTAACAAATAATTATAAATTTAATTGTAGTTTTAAAAATTTATATAGAGGATATTTTTTTAATTTTTATAATGTTAATTCAGTATCATTAATACAATATTATAGTTATCATTTTTTATATAAATATACTAAAAATGATTTTTTCTCATCATTATCTTCTGGATTATTAGGAGGTTTATTAGCTAGTCCATCAGAATTTTATATAATAAATAAAAATAATGAATCATTATTACAAAATATAAAAAAAAATAAATTAAAAAATATATATAAATATGGTTTAAAAAATTGTTTAATAAGAGAAGGAATATATACTACTTGTTTATTTACAGTAACACCAAGATTAGAAAATTTTATTAATAAAGATTTTTCATATGGAAATATTATATCACCAGTGATAAGTGGTATAACAGCAACATTTTTATCACATCCATTTGATACAATAAAAACAAATCAACAAAAAAATTATCATAATATAATTAAAGATCATCAAATAAGTTTAAAAAATAGTTATAAAGGATTTGGATGTAGAAGTTTTCGAATAACAACAACATATTTCATATTAAATGAGACTAATAAATTCTTTATAAAAAATTATTTTTAATTAAAAAGAACATATTAAATATATATAAATAAATGTGTGGTATTTTTTTATATATACAAAAATTAAAACAGATTGAAGAAAGTAAAAGACAAAAAATAGAAAAATCATTTGAAAAAATAAAAAATAGAGGACCAGATAATAGTAAATTAATAGAAAATAATAAAATGATGATGGGATTTCATAGATTATGTATTATGGATAAAAGTGAATTAGGAAATCAACCATTTGACTATAATAACAAAACTTTAATATGTAATGGTGAAATTTTTAATTATAAAGAAATTATAGAAGAATTTAAATTTAAATGTGTATCTCAAAGTGATTGTGAAGTTATTTTACATTTATATGAATTTTATAAACAAGAAAGTTCAAATGATAATGAAATTATACATAAATTATGTAATAAATTAGATGGAGAATTTGCATTTTGTTTATATGATAGTGATACAAAAAAAACATTTATTTCAAGAGATCCATATGGTGTAAGACCTTTATTTTATAATCATGATAGTTTAAATTATATTATTTTTGCATCAGAAATGAAAGGATTATATGATTTATCAGAAGATAATCTAAATCAAATTAAACAATTTAAATCTGGACATTACATGATATATGATAATGATAAAGAAATGATAACATCATATCATAAATATATTAAAGATTTATTATTAATTGAAAAAGTTGATCATAAAGAAGATGAAATATTAAAAAATATCAATAAAATATTTAAAGAAGCAGTATATAAAAGAATAATGAGTGATAGAGAAATATGTTGTTTATTAAGTGGTGGTTTAGATAGTTCATTAGTTGCATCAATAGTATGTAGTAAATTTGAACCATATACTGTAAAAACATATTCAATTGGGATAAAAGGAAGTCCTGATTTATATTATTCACAAATTGTAGCTGATCATATTAAAAGTAATCATACATTGATTGAATTAACTGAAGAAGATTTTTTAAATGCAATTGAAGAAACAATCAAAGTAATAGAAAGTTATGATATAACATCAGTAAGAGCAAGTGTAGGAAATTATTTAGTATCAAAATATATAAAAGAAAATAGTAATTGTAAAGTAGTATTTAATGGCGATTATAGTGATGAAGTATTAGGAGGTTATATCTATTTTAATAAATGTGAAGATCCAAATGAATTTAATATTGAAACAAAAAGATTAGTAACTGATATTTGTTATTTTGATAGTTTAAGAAGTGATAGATCAGTATCTCAAAATGGTTTAGAAGCAAGAGTACCATTTGCTGATAAAAAATTTATAGAATATATTTTTTCAATCAATCCTGAATTAAAAATTGCAAAAACAAATAATTATGTTGAAAAATATTTATTAAGAAAAGCATTTGCAAATGATAATTTATTACCAGATGAAATTTTATGGAGACAAAAAGAAGCATTCAGTGATGGTGTTTCAAGTCAAAAACGATCTTGGTATCAAATTATTCAAGATTTTGTTAATACTCAAATTAATGATGAAGAATTTAATTGGGGTAAAAATTGTTTTTTAATTAATAAACCAATGACAAAAGAGGCTTATTATTATAGAGTAATATATAATAAATATTATAAAAATACGGACCAAGTAATCCCATATTATTGGTTACCAAAATATTCAAATGCAACTGATCCTTCAGCAAGAACATTAAATAATTATATAGTATAAATTATTGATTTTGGTTTTTCTTCTTCTTTATATTCAGGTAATTCAATATCATTATCATTGTTTTCAATAACAATACCCCATTTAATTCTTAACCAAATTCTATCATAAATATAATGAGTTAAAAATTCAATAATTATATCTAACATTGCAAATTCTATACCATTCATTATACTTTGTTTAAATATAATGACTGTTGATATTGATATTAATATAAAAACAATTATTCTTAATAATATTACTTTACAAAAAGTTCTTTTTTTAGTTTCCATCTAATATTTTTTTTTTTTCAATTTTATTTAATATTCCCACCAAGTTTGTCCATCATATGTAAAAATAGCATAGTATGCTACATCATGTTGTATTCTCTTATCTTTTATATATTTTTTTCGTTCTTTACTTTTCCAAAAATTAATATTAATTGCTCCATATTTAGTATCTTTTAAATTATGAACTAATAAAGCTGGATATTGAATATCATCAAAATATTCATACATAATATATTTTCTTTTTTCAAAAATAGTATCTACTAAATCATCTAATACATATAACATTTTTTCTTTATGTTCCATTTCATTTTTTAAATCTAATATAATATTCTCAATTTCAAGTGGTAAAAAATCCATTTGATAAAATTATTTTTTCAATTTTATTTTAAAATTTTCAATGGAAAGAATACAATTTTCTAATGTTATTTCTTCTTCTTTTAAATTTTTAAAATCCCAATGAAGAGGGTAATTTTGCCGATCATGCCTTATAAAAAAAGATTTTTTACCTTTTCTAAGTTCAACATTTCTATCTTTATATGTTCCAATAGATTTTGGAAGTAATAAAATACATTCTTCTAATGTTATTTTATTTAATAATTTTCCCTTTGGTAAACTTAAATATATTGTATCTTTTACTCCTACTTCACCATACATAACTTTTGGTCCCCATTTTGATTTAAATCTATAAAAATTTTTATTTTGATAATTACCAATATAAAAATCATTATTTTTAGAACTAGTATTTTCAAATTTTTTAACATCTGGTTTAAATTTATTATAATAATCATCTACTACATTATGCCAAATTTTTTCTTTATTTAAAATATTACTTAAATCATCTTCTATTTCTGAAGTAAAATTATAATTCATAATAACTTCAAAATTAGTTTCTAAAAATTTTGTAACTGTTGTACCTAATTCAGTAATAATTAATTTTTGTTTTTCTCCTTTGATTTTTTCAATTATTGTATAACGATATATTTTATTATTCTCTAATTTTAAATTCTCTGATTCAACTTTGATTGGTTTAATATCTTTTTTTACAATATAACCTTTTTTTAAAATACTTTCTATAGTATTTCCATATGTAGATGGTCTACCAATACCTAATTTTTCTAATTCTTTAACTAATTTTGATTCATTATATCTTGAACCACTTGAAATATATTTTTTTTTACTATTAATAATAATATATTCTAATTTATCATTTGTTTGAATTTTATCAAAAAATAAACAATCTTTATTTAATTCATCTAAAGTATTTGATAAAATTTTAAATCCTAAAAAATAAAAATAATTAATTTTTTTTTGAAATTTTTTTTTAGTTTCTGAAACATTAATTTTAATATCTTTTGAATGAAATTTAGAATTTTCCATTAAACATTCTAAAGACCTTTTCCAAATTAAATCATATATTTTTTTCTCTTGAGGATCATCTATTTCATTTGATAATTTATTAACATTAGTTACACGAATACATTCGTGTGCTTCTTGACTACTTTTATTTTTTTTATCAAATGTTCTATATTTAAAATAATTTTCACCATATTTATCAATTATATATTTTTTCATCATATTTTTTGCTTCTGTAGACATTTTATATGAATCTGTTCTAATATAAGTAATAAATCCTTGTTGATATAATTTTTGTAATATCATACTTGTTTTTTTAATACTATATGGTGAACTTTGATTAATAGTAGAAGTAATATATGGCTTAGAAGGTTGAGATTCTTCATTTTTTTCAATAATGGAATGAATAGAAAAATCAGATCTTTTATATTTTTGAAATAATGATTTTATTTCTTTTAAACTTTTATATTTTTTTTTTTTATTATATATACAATCTTTTAATACATAATCTTCATTTTTAAAATCTCCTAAAATTTCATAATAACTATCTTCTTTACCATTTTTTATCTCTTCTTCTTTTTCATATATTAATTTTGTTGTAGTTGATATAACTCTACCAGCAGAACATCCCTTTTGAATTTCTTTAGCTGTAATTTTACTAATATCAAAACCAATTAATCTATCTAATACACGACGAGCAAATTGTGAGTATACCATATCTATATCAATCTTTTGAGGATTTTGAAAAGCTGTTTTTAATGCTTTTTTTGTAATTTCATTAAATATAATTCTATTTTTTTCATTAAAATCTAATTTTAAATATTTAGCAACATCATAACCAATTTTAGCACCTTCTAAATCTAAATCAGTAGCAATGATAACTTTATCAACTTTTTTTTTAAAATTTTTCAATTCTTTGGCTACTTTTTTCTTTTTAGGATCAATAATAAAATTTGGTTCATAATTATTATCAAAATCAATACCCATATTACCAACACCAGTTAATGCTAATTTCATAATATGACCAACAGAAGCTTTAACTATAAATTCATCATTTGGAAAACATTCTTTTAAATATTTTTGAATTTTTTTACATTTACTTGGACTTTCAACAATAACTAAATATTTCATATTAATCTATATTAATTTAAAATATTTTTTCAATTTTAACGAAAATATGCCATTAAACCTTGTTGATTTTCTTTTTCTTCTTTTTTTTCATTTAATGCTTTACCTTCTTGTTGTTGACCATCACATTTATATCCTGGGATTTTTTTTGAAACTTCTTCAGAATGTTTTTCACAAGGACAACATTTCATATGTTGACTAAATTTGGCTTTATTTTCAGCCATAATTTTTTCAGCATTTTGTTGTAAATGTAATCTATATGCATTATTATCAACTACGTTTTCATATAATTGTTTTCTTGGTCTATAATCAGTAGTAAGAAAACTTGCTACATTATTTGGACATTGATTATTTGTTGGATTGCTCATCTCTTATATTATTATATATTATTTTTTTTTTAATAATTAAATAAAATTTAATTTAATTATCTATAATATAAAGTTCGATGAACTTTTGTAAACTTTTTCATATTCAAAAGAGGATAGTGAATATATCTCATTCTTTGCCAAAAAAAACAACTCGATTTACTTTCAGAATTGAATATTTAGAAAACAATAGTGGATTTATTTGTCATGAAATTTATCCAAATTATAAGGATAATATTATTAAATTACAGAAAAAAAATAATTAAGAATTATTTTCGAGAAACACCTCTGTTTTTATTTGGCCAGTAACGCCAAAATAGAAATGCAATTACAGATCCAATTCCAATAATTATTACTAATTTTATCATAAAAAATAACCATCCAAACATCCAACTAAAAAAACCTTGTTTTTTTGGTTTTCCAGCTCCTTCTTTTCGAGGTTCTTCTGGTTTTTCTTCTTCTTTTGGTTCTTCTTCTTGAGGTTCTTCTTCAGATTCTGGTTCAGATTCTGGTTCAGATTCTGGTTCAGATTCTGGTTCGGATTCTGGTTCGGATTCTGGTTCGGATTCTGGTTCAGATTCTGGTTCAGATTCTGGTTCAGATTCAATTTGTAATTCTTGTTCTACAATATTTGATTGTATACTTTGTTGTTCTACTTTCTCTTCAACTGCAACTTCTTGATTTTGTTGAATATCTTCGATTTTTAATGGTTTTGCTTCTTCTTCTTCATTTAATGGTAATATTGGTTGTTCAATTCTGGTTAGAGGTAAAGGTTTTTTTTGAGGTTTTGGTTTAGGTTTTTGAGGTTTTGGTTGAGGTTTTGGTTGAGGTTTTGGTTGAGGTTTTGGTTGAGGTTTTGGTTGAGGTTTTGGTTGAGGTTTTGGTTGAGGTTTTGGTTG